TGATGCACGTTTCTTTCGCAAGCTTTTTTCGTTGTCTGTAAGTACGTCGTCTAAAGTTAAAAATACGTACAGAGGTTTGTCCAATGGCTAACATACTATCAATACATCACAATTCATTTTTAAGTTTGTTACTCTGCCACAAAAATACATCCATTTTTTTACTTAGAGATTTAGTAAGTTATAAACTATATGATACTCGATCATAGAAATAATATATTTTCTCAAAATGGTGAAGATGGTGTCATTGAGTATATTTTAGATAAGTTAAACATCACATCTGGTACATGTTGCGAGTTTGGCGCTTGGGATGGAAAACATCTATCAAATACATTTAATCTTATAAAAAATAAAGATTGGAAAGGTCTTTATATCGAAAGTGATGAAATTAAATATAAAGATTTACTTGAAACATGTAAAGAATATCCAAATATAACTCCGGTTCAGAGTTTTGTCACTGGTGATAATCTAGATGATCTCATTTTAACTAATGAGTTCCCAGAAGATTTAGACCTTCTCTCTATAGACGTTGACAGTATTGATTACGAAATATGGAAAGGATTGAAGAAGGTGAGACCAAAGTTGGTAATCATAGAACCCTCCAACTCTACATCACTTTGGGAGAAGGATGTATCATACGATGGACATGGTGCGAGTCCATTCCTGATCAAACAACTTGCAAAAGAAAAGGGATACACATTTTTATGTACAACGGGAAATCTATTTTTCGTGAGAGATGACATTAATACCTTAGAACCGAATGACGAGGTTGAATTTCCTTGGTGGTTACCCGATGATATTAAACAAATTGTTCTTCACCTAAAACATAGAATATCTGACACAGACCTAGATGATTTCGGAAAAGACCTGATTAAATATATGAGAGGTGCAAAACTGGGATACATGACAAATGAATAAAAAAATTAAACACTCTATTTAATATATAATTTTCTTAAAACAGTTCATCTTCAACTTCTATTTTAAGTTTACAGTCAGCTTTCGGGTAAGCCACACATAACATGGCGTAACCCCTCATCATTTGATGTTCATCAAGAAAGGATTGATCATCTTGACTTACATGACCCCACACCAATCTCGCCACACACGCGGAACATGCACCAGCGCGACACGAATAAGGGAGGTCAATACCCTCCTCTTCAGCTGCATCTAGGATATAGGTATCATCATTACACTCGAATGTTTCATCACCCCCGGGTGTAATGAGTGTAATTTTATAATTTGCACGGACGGCTACACGAGACTTCTTCTTCATAAGACGAGTTCGTGGTACAATAGGGGACTTAATATGACAAGTGGCAAGGGTAGACATACTATTTGAGTAGGTATTTAATTTTTAAATAGCATTAATCATGCATTTTAAAAAGTAAGTTTTATTTATTTTTACTATCAAACTAATATTTGATACTTAGTTGCTGAAAGCCAAACCGCCCATACCGGACTGGATGCGGAGAACGTTGTAGTTGACCGCGAACATGTTCAGGGTGGTAGACGCAATACCAGCGGGGAGAGTCACCGCAACCTGCGCATTATCAATACGCGAGAAGTTGCAGGTGCCGGTAGGTTGGTGCTCCTCGGGCTTGAGCGCGAAGGAGTACGAGTAAACACCGGGGTAAGGGTTACCGGAGTGGTGGTTGTAGGCTTGCACTTGGTTGAAGTACTTACCCTTCTGGGCCTTGAAGCGATCCTGGCCGTTGAGGACGAGCTTGAAGTCGGTGAGGGGACCGACGGTTTCCTCGTTGAACTTGATGTCACACCAGCCGTTCTTACCGGAACGGAGCAGGGGAACACCGGTACCCTGGCTGATGGGCACATAGTTGTTGGACACACCAGCCGCGCCAATGGAGTTAGGCGAGGTGGGGTCGGACTCGAGGACAATTCCGGTACGGCCAGTCTCCGAGGTGAAGTTCCACAACGCGGTACTGGTGTTAGCAGTCGCGGGGTCGTTGAAGCACCACACCAGCTCCTTGACGGGGTGGTTGTACGACAAACGCTTGTTGGAGGTGGTACCCGCGGTAACAGTGTCCGAACCAGTGTGTTGGACCTGCTCGATCAGGTATTCATGTCCCTTTTGCGCAAATCGGCGACGCTCTTCGGTGTCCAGGTAGACGTAGTTGGCCCACACCTTGAACACACCCTTGTTCAGGTAGGTCTCCATGTCCGAGGCCAGATCGAAATCAATACGGACCTCGTGGTACTGGAGGGCAATCAGAGGCAAGAACAAACCGGGGTTGCGGTTGAAGAAGAAAATGAGGGGAAGGTACACAGTCTTGGAATCCATCGCAGTGGTCATCTTACCCCAAGAAGCCTTCTTGGACTCGTCCAAGTAAAGCTCCGAGTACAAACGCCACCATCGCTGGTAGTGTTTGTCAATGCGCTGTCCACCAATGGACAGTTCAGCGCTCGCGATCGCACGCTCAGCGACCCACACAGCGGGGATACCGGAGTGGGTGTTGGACGAAGTCGCATCAGACTCCATCTCGAGGTACATGTCACCGACAAGGTCACCGTTACGGGCGACGGTCACGGACACGCGGCCGGAGTTGGCGGCGGTACCGTTGACGGTTTGTTCGATGTTCTCCATCGCGAAGTTAGTGTGGCGTTTGTAGACCGCCTGGAAGAAGGTCACTTTTGGGTTTCCGGTCAGGTAGACGTCTTGGGCGCCGTAGGCGACGAGTTGCATAAGACCACCGGCCATTTTGAGAGTTGTTGTACTATACCCCAACATTTTTATTCTGGTTAAAATCGCATTGCATGCGAAAATTTTCATTTTGAAATTTCTCAGTGTATGTTAAAATGTCATCTCATCCTGAAGAGGAAAGTGAACTTGAAGAGGGTGAGATTCTTTCAGAGGAAGAAAATGTTATGACCGATGAGGATGATTATGAAATCAACGATGACGATGACGATGATGACGAGAATATGGATCTCGGGGGTCTCATGACATCCCTTCTGGCCACACCCGATGGAGACACGATATGCTCGGCCCTAGTGAACCTTTGTTACCAATTAGAAACTCAAAACAAGATCTTAATTAAAATGCTTTCCAAAATGCAACCCCCAAAATCGGCTTAGAAAGAAAAATCGTATTGTATTAAATTAGAATGGAGCATACCCATTTCATCGATAAGGATCCCAATAAGTTTGATGCTCTCATACAGCTTCAAAAAGAGCATATCCAATCGATGAAAGAAGAACAGGTGCATGACGTCATTAATAAGTTTGAACAGGCTTGGTCTCTAAAGACGAACGACTTTAGAAATGCACGTGAGTTGGGATATCGTCAATTTGTACACCCTGATAACTTTGATGAGTTTGGAAATCCAAACCCAAGTCAAATAGACATTCTAGCTATCAAAGGTATTCGTGAGAAACAGAGAACATATCTTATAAATATGAAGAACCATTCAAGAGACTTAAAAATTCATAAGAAAGAATCAAATGACGATGGGATGACACTTGTACGAAGAATTAATAACATACTAAAACAATTAAGTGATGGTTATGATAATATCCGACGCCATTATACATCATTTGAGAGAGTAGATAACCCGACAGCTCTCCCACAGTTCAGTACTTCTGGAGATCCCTCTACCATGGACGAAGAAGAGCTCGAGAAAACAACTCCATTCCAAATGTGTCTCCTACATTCGTTAGATCAGACTTACAAAGCCGGTTACCGCAGATACAAGGGACAGTGCTGTGAAGAGATTAAAACTATTGAAGGGCATCGTACCCGCGCTTGGCAAACAAAGTTTACGATTGAACAGTTTGTCTATTCTCTTGCACAAAAAGATGACGACTTTACCATGTGGAAGAACTTTACGAGTAGGGGTAACGTTTACAGAGACGTTGTTGATAATATGGGTAAATGTACTGACGCACAGTTTCCTGAGATTACAAAGCGCCGACATGTATGGAGTTTCAAGAATGGTGTATTCGTTGGTAAAGAATGGATTCCAGACCGGGGTATCTATGATTGTTCTTTCTACCCATATGAGAGTAAAGAGTTTCGCTGCCTTGATCCAACTATCATAGCGTGTAAATATTTTGATCAACAATTTGACGATTTCTCCCACATTGAGAAATGGCAAGATATTCCAACACCTTTTTTTGATTCTGTTCTCAAATATCAGAAATTTGAACCAGAAGTATGTAACTGGGCCTATGTTATGGGTGGTCGTCTCTGCTACGATGTTGGTGAGATGGATGCCTGGCAGGTGATTCCATTCTTCAAGGGTATTGCGAGATCTGGTAAATCAACCCTCATTACGAAGGTTTTCAAGAAGTTCTACGAGAATGAAGATGTTGGTACACTCTCAAACAATATTGAAAAGAAGTTTGGTCTTTCAGCCATTAAGGATGCTTTCATGTTCATCGCACCAGAGGTGAAGGGTGATCTCGCACTTGAACAGGCGGAGTTCCAGTCTATGGTATCAGGAGAAGATGTCTCTGTTGCTGTCAAAAACAAGACTGCTGTTTCGATTGAGTGGAATGTTCCTGGTGTACTTGGTGGAAATGAAGTTCCAAACTGGAAAGATAACTCCGGTTCGGTTTTACGTCGTATTCTTACCTGGAACTTCTCGAAGCAGGTGCGAGATGCGGACCCTCAGCTTGATGAGAAACTTAACAGAGAGCTTCCTATCATTCTTCTCAAGTGTATCAGGGGTTACCTAGATTATTCTAACAAATACAAGGACAAGGATATTTGGAGGGTGGTACCAGAGTATTTCATGCAAGTTCAGAAACAAGTTGCAATGGTTGCGAGTTCCCTCCACAACTTCATGGAAAGTACCCTCGTTGAGTATGGCAAGGACGTCTTCGTCCCTCAGAAGCTGTTTGTGCAGGTCTTCAACCAACACTGTCAGGCAAATAATTTGGGTAGACATAAATTTACACAGGACTTCTATGCTGGACCATTTAGTTCTAGAGAAATTGAGGTCAGGGAAGAAATTGTGACTTATAATGGGCGAACATACCCAAAGCAACCTGTAATTTATGGTATAGATGTGATTGACGAGAGTCTAGGGTTCACAGAAGACTACTAAAAAAAATACTACTAAATAGTAATAATGAGCCAAAAGCTCAAAGAGTTTGTGAATCAGTCGGGGGTGGAAATCACTCCAACCTCCGTTTCCACGAATGCGTCAAATAACAATTTCGCTAGAGAATTGGAAACAAATCTATTAAAAAAACAGGGATTCCCAGACCGCCTCGAGAAGAACATGATAAGTAACGCAGATTATGGGGAGTTTTCCGAATATATCAACAAATCTAATTGGAATAATAACGTTAATTATAACAACCTCCCAAATGAAAATAAAAGAATGATAAACGGGATACTCAATGACATTGGACCACCGGTTCCAGTTCCAATTCCCCTACTACCCACAACAGAACTTACTTTTAGCAAATTAAATCCAGGTATGTTTAACGCCACAGTAAACAAGGAGTTCCCTCGAGAAGGTGAGCTCATTGATCTCAAAAAAATACTTATGAGAACACCAACACCAAAAACACCTATCGGTGAGGGTCTTTATATAGACACCCGGGAGATAATAGGGAGGTATGGTGCAATGCAAGAAGGGTTCTCTCATACACGTGAATATGGGAAACGTGGTAACATTAACCGAAAATTCTTCACTGTTCAGTTCAAAATTATTGTTTCAAATGGCATAGAATCTAAGGGTGCTACCGTAAACTTATACAAAAATGGAAAGATTCGGTTCTCTGGTGGCTTTATCGGTACAAATATTGCCAGTCAACCCGAACTCATTCGTCGTTTCATAGTAAACACGTACAGTGAGAAGGAGGCGTTCCTCTACAATCCATTTGAATATAACAATCTCAGTGGACAATTCAGGATTAATGGTAATTTTAAAAGTTTTAGTTCTATAGCTGGTCAAAAGCAGAAAGTATACGAATCCGTAGGTGTAACCAAGTTAGATTTTGAACCTGAACTTTCTCCTTTCATGTATGTCAACTATAAGGGTCACAAGTACAACTTTGCTCAAACTGGAAATGTTCAAATATCTGGCGCCCCGAGCCCTGCTGATATGCTTGTTGCCTACAACAACGCTATAGAGTTGATTAAGATTATGAATGCAAATGGTGATATTATCGTAACCGGACAATTTGCCAATAAGTTTATAAAAGGTGCTCGTATTCCCAAGAAAAGAGGTCCTAAGAAGAAAATCGGTCCCCGTACGGTTGTGAAGAAATCAACTAAGAAGCGCGACCCTGTTTTAAATATCCAAATTAACGGTGTCCAATGTATGCGTTTCTCTAAACCAGAGCTTGTAGATTTCGCGAAGAAATTGGGTGTTGTGGGTATCACCCAAAGTACCAAGAAGGAAGAAATATGCAAAAAGATTAACTTGATCACGAACAAGAAAAGTACCACCTTCAAGAATACGAATAAGAAGAAAAATGTTAAACTTTCGGGGTCAAATAAAGATTTCAAAGTTGGGAAATCTAAATGTATGAACTATGATAAAACAGAACTTTTGAGGGTTGCCAAGATTCTCAAGATACAACTTGATGAGAAGGAGACTAAGATTACTCTCTGTAAAAAGATTGAAAAAG